CGAGTGTGGCCGCGCAGATCCACATTCCGACAAGCACGAGGCGATCAGGATTGTCCATGTATGTCTCCAGAAGGTGAAAAATGGGGCCGAAGCCCCCGGGGTTCAATAATTGCAGCATCCGCAGCAGGGCGCATCCTCACAACGGCCTTGCTTGTTACGATAGAGTTCGGCGCCGGAGGATGTTCGGCTAAAGTTCGAGCGATACCGCTTAAAGCTACGGCGCATATAGCGGCCTACTGCCTGCGCGGTTTCCGGGTCGAGTTCCGGGTCGACAGATAAGGCTAACTGTTCATCTTCCATGTTCGGGCTTCCTTCAAAAAACGGGGCATTAGCCCCGGGGTTTAAATGCTAGTGTGGCAAGAAAGCGATTGCGCGTTCAGTGCTCCAACACAACGCGCAAGTCAAACACGACCGAGTTTTCCCGGTTTGCTCTGGGCATTGAATCCCACGGCCGTTGACTGTCGCGGTCATCGGACCATCACGGTCGGACCATCGGATCCATGATCGCGCATTTTGTAATCCTCGCGCTATCGCGCGGCCAATTGGCGATAACGTAGGATGCCGATGCGTGTACCCGAAGATCCGAAGGGCAGGGTACTGTGCAAGTGCATCGATCCAGAATTGCACATATTTTACTGCCCAAAAATCACCTAGTATATGCAGCCGGACCACGAAGCCCGCAGGATGCTCATCTTGCAACAAGCTCAATTCCATCGCAAGCCTGACCATCAGCGCGTCATCATGGATCATCCGATGGGCGTGACCCATGTTATTGCCAAAACAATCCCTCCACCTAGTGCAAGTGTCCGGGCATGTAGCACGCTCTTCAAGCGTTAGACTAAATAGCGGGAAGCCTCGCCAAACCCCTTTAGTGATCGTATTCGAGCCCTTTCCGAGCTTGCCATTGTCGGCCACGGGCTTAAGTATCCTTGTGGGGTTGCTTATCGCATCCCTCCGGGTTCGTGGGTGTATTGTGATAGATCGTTCAAGCGAAGGATGATGCGGGTTTAAAAGCATGATGTTTTCCTCAGTATAAATAGTGCATATGCACTAACTAGAATCATGCACTCACTCTACACTGTACGGATAAGACTAAAGTAGTACTATGACCATCTTATGATAGACGGTCGACAACAGTAGATAAACGGTACTGCGACTTTGTAATGGGGAGGGAGGGGATGAATGGGTGACTGTATCTCTACGCTCCCTAGTACAGATAGAGAAAGCCTATTGGTACGGTGTAGGGGCATGGGCAGGGGCAGCGCGACGTGATCGGCGAGGCGGCGGCACGGCGACGGGCGCGAGCGATGGGGTTTGGGAGTGGCGCGGCCGTGCACCACAACGCTCCTCCACCCATGGAAAAAACGATTTCTGGTATGCTGGGTGTTTTATGGGGGGTGTTTATGGATGTGGTGATTGAAGATGGAGTGCCTTTGCCTGGGAGGCGTACGGAGAGGAAGGATTATCCTCATGGTCGGATGGGGGTGGGGCAGAGTTTTTTGAGTCAGCGGGATTATGCGAGTGAGAGTGCGCTTGCGTATCGGATGGGGAAGTTGCATGGGATGAAGTTTTCGGTGCGCAAGGTGGAGGGGGGGGTTCGTGTCTGGCGCACAGCCTGAGTTGACGTGTGTGAGTTGCCGCCACGTTTGGATGGGTGGTGAGGTGCGGCGTGGCGGTTATTTTGTGCGTGATTTGTACTTGTGCAAGCTGACGCGGTGTTATGCCGAGCGTCGTTGTGAGAAGTTTGAGTACGAACCTGGGTCGGATGAGAAGGTGGTGAGTGATGACTTTTGACTTGCGCAAGTTTGAGAGGTTTTGCCGTGAGTTGACGGTGGAGACGAAGGAGCGTGGGTTACAGAAGTTGGGGACGCAGTTGCTTGGTACGCAGAAGTATTTGATGCAGGAGATTGGAAAGGGGTTGGAGAAGGGGAAGCACTTTTTTGTGGTGTTAAAGGGCAGGCAGTTAGGGATTACGACGATCAGTTTGGCCTTGGATTTGTATTGGCACTTTATTCATCCTGGGTTTCAGGGCACGTTGACGACGGATACGGAGGAGAACAGGGACCAGTTTCGGACCACCTTGGCGATGTACATCGAAGGTTTGCCGACGGAGTACAAGATTCCATTGGTGAGTCACAACCGGAATCAGATGGTGTTGAAGAACCGGAGTCGGTTGTTCTATCAGGTGGCGGGGATTCGTGCCAAGGGTAGTTTGGGGCGTGGCAAGGCGATCACGTTTTTGCACGGTACGGAGACCAGTAGCTGGGGGGATGAAGAGGGGTTGGCGAGTTTGTTAGCCAGCTTGGCGGAGACGAATCCGGCGCGGCTGTATTTGTTTGAGAGTACAGCGCGTGGGTTCAATATGTTTCATGATATGTATGTGACCGCCAAGAGGGCGAGGACGCAACATGCCATTTTCTGTGGCTGGTGGCGCAATGAGTTGTATGCGATTGATGCGGAATCCGACATTTACAAGGTGTATTGGGATGGGAAGTTAAGTCCTGAGGAGAAAGAGTGGGTGAAGGACATTAAGAAGCAGTATGGCGTGGAGATCAATACGCGGCAGATTGCTTGGTGGCGGTGGAAGTTGTCGGAGGGGATTAAAGACGAAGCGTTGATGTATCAGGAGTTTCCTCCGACGGAGGACTATGCGTTCATCATGACGGGCAGCTCTTACTTCAGTGCGTCCCGGTGTACGGATGCGATGAAGGCGGCGAAGAAGAATGTGCCGGATTTCTACCGTGTCAGCATGGGAGCCATGTTTCATGACACGGAGTTGATCAAGAGTACCGAGCGTTTGGCGACGATGCTGGTGTGGGAAGAACCCAAGTCAAACGGTTACTATGTGATTGGTGCGGATCCGGCCTACGGCAGCAGTGATTGGGCGGACAGGTTTTGTATCCAAGTCTATCGGGTGTATGCCGACGGGTTGGATCAGGTGGCGGAGTACGCGACATCGGAATTGAACACCTATCAGTTTGCCTGGATGATTTGCTATCTGGCGGGTGCTTACCGGAACAGCACCTTGAATCTGGAGATCAACGGTCCTGGGCAGGCGGTGTTGAATGAGTTGAAGAACCTGCGTCGGCAGGCGTTCCATTTGACGGAGCAGTACGGGACAGGTCTTGCCAATGTGCTATCCAACATGCAACATTACCTGTGGCGCAGGAATGATAGTCTGGGTGGTGTGACCAACTCGATGGGATGGCAGACCACGGCGGCGACCAAAGAGCGGATGATGAGTTACTTCAAGGACTATTTTGAGCGTGGGTTGATGCATGTGTACTCACAGCCCTTGCTGGAGGAGATGAAAGCAATTGTGCGGGATGGTGCGAGCATTGCCGCCTATGGCAGGAACAAGGATGATCGTGTGATGGCAACCGCGCTGGCTTGTGCTGCCTTTGCGGAACAGGTGCAACCACGGTTGATGGCAATGCGGCTGACGCGCAAGGTGGCCTCGGAGCGCAAGGAAGAGATGCCAGAGACGGAGGTGGTCAACAGGCAGATCAACAACTACTTGCAATACATTGGCATCAAGAATGCGCCAGGACGTTTACAGTAAGAAGGAGCTGATGCGCATCATGCGTCGGTTCATCCGGGATCGCAACCGTGGCATCTCGCTTGAGATGTTTGCCGAGCTTTGCGGCTACAGCCTTGGTCACTTGCGCGATGTGTTTATTTATAAAGAGTTTGCCTTGACCGAAACCATGCAGATTCGGGTGTCTCGGGCGTTCAACACGGTGCATGATGGATACGCAAAGACAATGGAGTTTGAGAACAAGCGTTATGTTGAGTATCGGAAAGTGCCCAAACCTGTGTTGAAGCGGGAAACGCGCTTGGTGTTTGACGGCAATGAGTTCAAGATGCATAGTGCGGTGCGAAACAAGTTTGACTACAGCATTCCTACACTGGAAGAACAACTGGAGCATAAATATGGCAGTCGTGCATGATTACAAATGCAGTGTGCATGGGTTTTTTGAGTCGCATGAACCGTTTTGCCCACACGGTTGTGAGTTGGAAGTGCAAATGGTGTTCTTGCAACCCGTGGGTGTGAAGTCGGATCGCACCAAGGGGGCTGACCGCACCTTGCAAAACCTTGCCAACGATTTCAAGATGACGGACATCAAGTCCGCTAGGGAAGGCGACCATCAAAACCATGCCCTGTTGCAAAACAAACAGCAGAACAATGATTTTGCAGTCAAGTGGGGTAACCCGAAAGACATTGCCGGGTTCAATTTGCGTCCGGTGCGTGATGAATCGGTACAAGGTCTTGCCTCCATGCGCAACAGTGGTGTATCCTTGCCACCAGTGCGTCCCTCGGTCGTGATCCGCGACCATGAAAACCTGAAAGTGCAGACGGTATGAGAATTCCTTCCAATCCTCTGGAAAGGGAAGCGTTCTACAACGACATTGCAACCAAATGCATGGTCAGTTTGCAGGAGCGCCGTGCTGACTATCAAACGCTGCGTTCATTCTTCCTCTTTGGCAGCGGGGTGGATGAAGCGCCTGCGCATTTCAACAAGATCTATCCCCACATTGACCAACTGGCATCGTTTCTTTACTCGGCAGAGACGACACGTTTCAGCATTACCTTGGGAGCCTCGGTTCCCGTCGCCGAACAAAACAAGGTTCCGGTGTTGACGCAAGCACTCAACGATGAGTGGATCAATTCCAATGCCGACCAGATGTTCTCGCAAGCGTTGAACTGGGCCTTGTGCTACAACTCGATGTTCATCAAGCTCATTTACAACAAGGGCATCCAGCCCTATGTGGTGGAGCCTGGGCAGGTCGGCGTGTTGCGCGAGGACATGACGAACACAGATCGGCAAGAGGCGATGTGCCAGAAATACTACATCACCAAGTCCGAACTCTATGCGCGACTCTACAAGCATCCGCGCCGCGATGAAATCGTCAAACGGGTGACGGCCAATGAGAAATCGCAGGACGATATGCCCGAAGGTGTCGAGCGTTTGCTGATGTCCCAGGTCAATCCGACCATGTATGGCAACGTCAACCTCGATCTTGGTGGCATCAACCGCTACAAACCCAAGGTGGCCGAAGACTTGGTGCAGATGCGGGAACTCTACATCTGGAATGATGAGATTGAGGACTATCAATTCATCACCCTTGCCGACCCCGATGTGGTCATCTACGACCGCCCGATGGAGTCGGTGTACCTGCGCGGTGAAGTGCCCCTCATCCAGATCTGCCCCAACCTGCAATACGACTACTACTGGGGAATGTCCGAAGTTGCCCGATTGATCTTTTTACAACAGATGCGCAACAAACGGATGGCAGAAATCCTTGATTTGCTCAACAAACAGGTGCAACCGCCCACCGCGCTGATCGGATTCTTGGGCATCCCCGACGAAAAGAACTTCGCGCTCAACCGTGCAGGCGGATTGCTCTACAGCGACCAGCCCAATGCAAAGGTGGAACAACTCGCACCGTCCATTCCAAACGATCTGTTCCGTGAGCTGGGCGAAATCGACAACATGTTTGCCGAAGCTTCGGGAATTGTTTCCGTCTTGCAAGGACGCGGGGAAACCGGAGTGCGCAGCGCAGGTCATGCTTCGCAATTGGCGCGTATGGGTGCGTCAAGAGCCAAGCGTCGGGCGTTGGTCGTGGAAGATGCGCTTGAAAAGGTGGCGACGATTTACTTGAAGTTGATGATGAAGTATGAAGATCGTCGTTATTTGGATGTCAATGATATTCCGTTTATTGCTTCGCAGTTTACGGAAGATTTTGTGGTGAAAGTGGATGCGCATAGCAACTCACCGATATTTATGGAAGATACGCGAGACTTGGCCTTTAATCTTTTCAAGGCCAATGCCATCTCGCGGGAAAGACTTATTGACTTACTTGAGCCTCCCATGAAACAATTGCTCAAGGACGATCTCAAGAAGATGGAACTTCAGGCCAAGGAACAGGCTGCAAGCCAAATGGGAGAACCCAACATGGCAAGTTCGGCAGGGCCAGCAGCGTCAATCATGTAAAGGAGCAGAGATGGAAAAGTCGGGGTATACTGGTCAAGGCGATCAGCCGCGCATGACTCGGGATATGCTCAAGGCAACCGCCCGTGCACCGAGAATGACGTTTAACCGCAACGCTATTGCAGGAAAGATTCGCAATGCCAATGTTCGATCCACCACTCGATAGGAGAGATGCGATGTATGCTCGCAAAATGATGCGTGGTCGCAAGACCCGTCGCTGAGAACAGGTGGCTGGCGTACAAAATGCGCTAGCCACTTGACATTTGTTTGAATAAAGGATATAAACCGCGCATGAGCGTACCTTCTGATCAATTAATGAACATGATTCGGCAAGATGCAGGCAAAACACCGCCTGTTGCGCCACCTGAGATGCCGAAACCGGCATTGTCAGGGGCGGAAACACCGCCGATGGCAGCGCCGATGTTGACCCCAGAGGATGCCAAAGGAGATCAAGCTGGGGCAAAAGTGAACATTCAAATTGCGATGGACCTCATGCAACAGGCTCTGCCTGCTTTTGGATCCGAGTCGGTTGAGGGAAAGAAGATTCTGGATGTGTTAACGTCGCTTGCTCGCGTGTTTGGAGAGACGGAAGGCAAGACGCGAGAGTTGATTCCGGCGGAAATCCTGCAAATGGTGCAGAGTTTGCCGCAAACAGGGGGTGCTTCAGCAGCGATGAAGTCGATGTTGCAGGCTCCGATTCCTGGTACACAAGGTCCGCCTTTAGCCATATAGGAGTATCGAGATGGATTTGTTCAAACCTCGTGGTGCACAGACGATCCGCCGTCCCTTGGACAACAGCAAGGACAATGGCCAGATCATCAATCCTCCGCGTTTTAATGACTTTGGTGGTCTTACCAATGCAGGTAAGGCTGGAAGCAAGAACAAGATGACGCTCTCCAATCCTGGAGATACCAAGAAAGTCATCTGACGGGTGTGACAAAAGGGGCAAACAATGTCACTTGAAAACTTGAGCGACGGCGACATCCGCGAGTTGGCACTCCTGGCGAAGGAGTTGCACGACAATCCGACGACTCGCGCTGACGCACTGCGGTTGACGAAGAAGATCCGGCAGGACTTGCCGATTCCTGAGATTGAGATTCAGGATCGGATGGAACAGACCCGTCAGCACATGCAGAGCAAGATTGATTCACTGGAAGCCAAACTGCGTGAACGTGATGCGCGTCAAGTGCTTGACGATCGTCGCCGCGCACTCAAACAATCCGGCAAGGTAAGTTCGGATGACGATGTGAAAGCGGTGGAGAAAATTATGATCGAAAAGAAGATTGCCGATCATGATGCCGCCGCTGACTACTTCAACTGGATGAAGCAGGCGGACGAAGTGTCCAAGCCTACTCCGGTGTTTCAAGGTGCGCCCGTGTTGAACAACTTCGACCTCAAGGCGTACTTCAAGAATCCGCAAAACGCAGCGCGGGAGTCTGCTGTACAGGCATTGAATGAGCTGCGTAACCCAAGACGACCGATTGGACTTTAGTAGGGGCGAATCTTCTAAAGGAATTTTATCATGCCTATTGGTGGAGGTATCATACCAGCCAGCGGCACAACTCAGTACAATGAACTGACGTATGTGACGCGCCGGGCGTTCATCCCAAAGCTGATCGTCCAGATTTACAACTCAACCCCGCTCATGGCGGCGTTGCTTGCAAACAGCCAGACCGCTTCGGGCGGTGTATCCTCGGTCACCGTTCCGGTGCAGGGGGCGCAGTTTGTGAACGCCCAGTGGTCGGACTACTCGGGTTCGTTCCAGCAGCCTTCGGTGCAGCAGGGTGCGTACAATGCCGAGTTCAATCTGAAACTCATGATTGCACCTGTGCCTTTCCTGGGCATGGAGGGTGCGGTGCAGGAAGACTATGCCGTGATTCCTCTCATTGAGGCACGGATGAATGACTGCACGAACGTCATGATGGATGCGATGGCGACATCGGCGTACACGGACGACGGCACGAACACACAGCGGTTCACCGGACTGCCGATTGCTGTGGATTCCGCAGGAACGTATGCGGGTCTCAACCGTTCAACCTTTACATGGTGGGCATCGAGTGAGTACGCTGCGGGTTCGGTCAATCCGACGCGGCAGAATGTACTCCAGTACATCTCTGGTACGGTGAAAAAGTCTGCTGAGATGCCAACCTTTGGGGTGTGCGGCTTTGGCACTTGGACGCTGTTGGCCCAGGATTTTGTCGGTCAAGAGACCTACATGATCACGCCGGGGTCCAGTTTCGGTGGGGAAGAAGGCCCGAACTCGGCGTTTCGTGCGCTGATGGTTGCGGGGATTCCGATCTATCCGGATCCGTATTGCCCAGAAGGTACGATGTACCTGCTCAACACCAACTATCTGTCGCTCTATGTGCACAACAAGGCCCAGTTTGCGTTTACGGGCTTTGAGTCCACGTTGCCCAACTGGCAGATTGGTTATGTGGGTGCTGTTCTGACCATTGCTGAGATTGTAAGCACGAAACCGAAGTCGATGACCAAGGTAACGGGCTACAACTCGCTCACGCTGTAAGGAGGGTATCATGGCTCTTGGTCTTCCGAAGCTGATTCTTGCGTCAAGCAGCCCGAATGCGGACACGGCAGGCGCGTACTTTGATGCAGTAACGGTATCAATTGCAGCGTCGTCTACGGCGCTTGTTCCTGCGGGGATGTACATTTTCCAGCCCAATGCGGATGTGAAAGTGCAAACCACGGTGAACAACACGCCAACGTGGACCGATACGATTGCGGTGAGCGTCGGCGGTGTGTTGTTTTCGGATGGTATCAATGTCCGGTTCAACAACCTTAATACTGCTCAAGCTGCAACCATGCAGTTGATGACGGTGAACGGTGGATTGTCGGTGACAGGTACTTACACTTGAGGTGACGTATGGACGCAAATCGCGTTGCTAATGAGTTGCCGACTCGGTTCGGCGGTATCTTGTTGGGTAGCCTGATTGGTGCAAACTTCAATGTGACCACCGATCAGCAGATTGTGATTTTTGACAATCCTGCCAAGTACATTTTGCGTCGGATCGTGGCGACCAATGCGTCGTTGAGTTTGAGCACGGCTGCTGGTGGAATTTACACGGCGGTGAGCAAGGGTGGGACGGCTGTTGTGGCTGCTGGGCAAACCTACTCGGCGCTTACAGGTTCCACGTTGTTTTTGGATTTGACGCTCAACACTGCGGGTAGTGCACACATCACGGTCAAGTCGAATGTTCCAAACTTGTATTTTTCGTTGACCACGGCGCAAGGTGCTCCGGCAACTGGAGACATTTATGTGTTTGGCGACATCTTGACGTTGTAAGGAACCAGTTGTTCGCCCCTCTGGTAGTTCAGTAGCTCCGCCTTTAGCGTTTTGCTAAGAGCGGAGCGAACGACTTTATGGATATGAGAGCTTTATGGCAACTCTTTCGGGATACATTACCGAGGTGCGTCGGCTCTTGCATGATGCCACCGGGGTGTTTTGGACGGATGCAGAGTTAACGGACTACATCAACGATGCGCGAAATCGTATTGTGCGCGATACGGGTTGCCTTCGTTATCTTGCTCCGAGTTCAGTCACCACCAATGTCGAGACACTTGATCTATCGTCGCTATCGCTGCCAGCCTATGCAGATAGCATCCTCGATGTTCTAAACATCAATCTTTTCTGGGGGAACACACGCATCCCCTTGCGCTACTTGTCATGGACGGAGTTCAATGCGCAACTCCGGTTCTGGCAAAACTACACAGGCCGACCGATTGCGTTTTCCCTGTATGGGATGACGACGATCTACTTTGGCCCATCTCCGGATCAGGTTTACACCATTGAGTTGGATACGGTGGTGCTGCCTCTGGCTTTGACGCTGCAAAGCGGGAACGATCAGATCCCAGCGCCCTACACGTCGCCGATTAAATTCTATGCGGCATACCTTGCCAAGTACAAGGAGCAATCCTATGGTGAGGCAGAGATTTTCAAGATCGAGTACGACAAGCAAGCTCGATCTGCCATTGCGTCTTCGATGACGCGGCGTCTGCCTACACCGTTCAGCAGTCCGTACTGACATGGCTACGGAACAGCGCAAGTCCTATCATGTGACGAAGGACTTCAAAGGCATCAACACGAAGGCCAATCGTACCGCCATTGACAAGGATGAGTTTGCGTGGCTTGAGAACGCCATGCCTATTGGTTTTGGGAACCTGAGGATTGTGCCGAACTACTACCCTGCGGTCGCCACAGCAGGCACGTCGGTGACCTCGGGCAAGACCTATCGGGTTGCCACCTTGGGCAGCAGCCTAGCGCAGTGGCAGGCGTTTTTTAGCGGTTTAACAGCCATTCCTGCGGTAGGCGACCTGATCGTTGCAACGGCGACAGGCACTCTCCTGGGTGGCAGCACAGTAGCGCTCATGGCGGTCACTGCAAGTGTGCCGGAGTACAGCGCTCCGGTCAACATTGGTGGGGTCAACTACTTGTTGATCTTTCAGACCAATGGCAGTTGTGAAGCACTCAATCTGTCCACCAATTTACTGACGACGGTAGCCGCTGCTGCGACCTTTAGCAATGCAGGTTGCAAGGTGGCGCAATGGAAGAACGAACGGGCGCTGATCATTGATCCGGCCAATGGTTACTTCAATTGGAATGGCACGAATCTTGTCAAGATGGGTTCGGTGCAAAGCATCTCGATCACCAATGGCGGGACGGGTTTTGCAGGCACGATCTCCGTATCTATTACCGCTCCGAACCAGACGGGCGGTGTGCAAGCGACGGCGACGGCGACGCAATCGGCTGGCATTATTAACAACATTACGATCACGGAGCCAGGATCGGGGTATACCTCTCCGCCAACAGTGACCATCACAGGTTCGGGCGGCGGCAGCGGGTTTACGGGGACAGCCAATTTGCTGTCGCAAAACGGGCAGGCAATTGCCACGTTCTCGGGCAGAGTGTGGATTGCCTTGGGACGTACCGTGTACTTTTCCGCAGTCGAGTCCTACAACGACTTTACAAGCGTGAGTGCCGGAAACATTACGATTACAGACGGCACACTCTACGGGAACATCACACAGCTTGTCAGTGCCAACAACTTTCTTTACGTCTTTGGCACGAACTCCATCAACGTCTTTTCGGATGTGCGCATCAATGCTTCCACAGGCGAGACGTTGTTCACCAACACGAACGTCAGTGCGTCCATTGGTTCCGACCTTGAGGATGGCATCTTCGCTTACTTCCGCAGTATTTTGTTCATGAACCGTTACGGTGTGTACGCGCTTGTCGGCGCGACCACGACGAAGATCAGCGATGCTTTGGACAACATCTTCCCGAACATTGACTTCAGTTTTGCGGTCACATCGTGCCAAGTGCTGATCTACAACATCTTGCTTGCAGCATGGTCGGTGACGTACAACGAAAGTGGGACGCTGCGCAAGCTCCAGCTTTTGTTCTTTGACCGCAAGTGGTTCGTCACCGACATGGGCGAGGTGACGCATATCAATTCGTCTCCTCTGTCTGGTTTGATCGGCGCTTACGGATTGCGTGAAAGTGGGCGTGTTTACAAACTCTACAATGACCAAAGTGCGGCGATTTCGAGTCTTGTGCGCACAGCGCTTTGGGCGTTGAACGATCCAATCCGCACCAAGCAGGCATTGAAGATTGGTGTTGAAGCAACGATCAGCAACACGGGTGTAGGACAGATCAGCTTTACAGTCGATTCGGAAAATCAATCGTCAAGTCAGATTACATTGACGAATGGTATCCAGTGGATCAACAATGTCTTGCAAGTGTTGCAATGGCAAAACAATTCAGGGACAATTATTACTTGGACACCCACAGGGTATGCGCTGTACAAGTATGATGCGCAGCAATACGGCAAGTATCTTGGCATGACAATTACATCCACCAGCCCTTCTTTTGTCTACAACGGATTCCAACTTGAGCATGAATTGCGAGTGAGGTTCTAATGTCTAAACCAGTTGCCATTCCTAACACGTTTGCAACCGCAACAACGGTCATTCCGTTATCCAATTTGGATCAGAATTTTACGGCGGTTGCAACATCCATCAACAGTGCTTTGACGTACAGCAACTATGCGGCAGACACGGGCGCTGCGGATGCCTATGTTGTGACCTTTACAGGGTTGGCAGCGGCGTACGCGGCTGGATTGCGGATTCAGTTCAGGGCGGCCAATGCCAACACAGGCGCGTCAACGATCAATGTGAACGCACAGGGTACAAAAAACATTACGTTCCAGAATGCAGCGGCGTTGACAGCAGGCATCATTGCTGCCAATTCGATTGTGGATGTGATGTACGACGGTACGCAGTTCTTGTTGATGAATGACCCTGCGGGTTTGACAGGCGGTGATGTGGTAGGGCCAGCAAGTGCGACAGACAATGCAGTCGTACGATTCGACGGTACTACGGGTAAGTTAGTCCAGAACTCCGTCGTCACGATTGCAGACACTACGGGTGACATTGCTGGCGCAGGGTCTATCACATCAACCAGCGCATCAGGTATTTTGACTCGCGCAGCGGCAACACAAGACGGTGTTGAGCTTATTGGTCGCGCCGGTGGATCATCTAGCTATAAAGTCACATTGACTCCGACAACACTTGGCGGGAATAGGACACTGACACTGCCTGACACGACGGGGACGGTAGCCTTAACGGGAAGCACAGTAGCTTCTTTCAGTGCTGGTTCAACGGGATTTACGCCTAATTCAGCAACGACAGGCGCAGTTACTTTAGCCGGTACGCTTGCGACGACCAACGGCGGCACAGGTCTTACGAGTTTTACCGCTAACGGTGTAGTTTACGCATCATCTTCAAGTGCTTTGGCGACGGGCAGTGCGCTGACGTTTGATGGCTCCACGCTTGGCGTTGGGGGTGGGGTTCTTGAGATTTCCCGACCTTCTGGGTTTGGTAACACGCAAATCACCGTAACCAATAACGGCGCTGGCGCATCCGGCTTTATATTCGGTCAGTCGGCTCAATTGCAACAGTTCTTTATTTACGACACAGGGGCGGCTAAGGACAGGTATCTAATTACCTCAACAGGTGAGCACATTTGGCTTGGTGCTTCCGAACAAATGCGCCTGACCTCCACAGGTCTTGGCATTGGGACGAGTTCGCCGGGAACTAAACTTCAAATCACTAGCGGCGCTGTTCGGGTTACTGCTGAATCAACAACTAATAGCAGCAATGCCGGATACAGATGGTCTGTCAAAGACAGCGGCGGAAATGTTGGCAATTCAGGAATTTATGTTGAGCCGACAGCAAGCATAAGTGGGCGCTATTTTGGTTTTGCAGTCGATGACTCGACCTATGCAATGGTGCTGAATAACTCCGGCAACCTGGGGATTGGGACGAGTTCGCCTGCGTACCGCCTGCAAGTGCAGTCTGCTGGCACGGGGACTACGGCGGCGTCAAACATTGTTGGCCGCTTTCAGACTAACGGCTCTGGCTACGATGTATTTGTTCAACTCAGCGACAACGTAGCCAACTCTGGTGGTATCGGCATGGTTGGCGGGGCGATGTACCTTGCCAACGGCACGACACGGAATCTGACGCTCGACTCCTCCGGCAACCTCGGCCTCGGGGTGACGCCGAGTGCGTGGAGTTCTGGTTCGTCAATGGATGTTGGCGCACAAACCAGCGTTCACTTCTCGGTCAGTGTCGGAACCTTGTTTGGCAAGAATGTTTACTTCAACGCTGGTTATAAATACAAAGCCACAGGTACTGCTCGCGCATACATTCAAGACGATGGTGGGCACTCTTGGTTCACCGCCCCCTCCGGCACAGCAGGAAACGCTATCACCTTCACGCAGGCGATGACGCTGGATGCGAGTGGGAATTTGGGGGTGGGCAGCACCAACCCTTCCGGCACTGCTGGGTACAGATACGTTTCTATTCTTGATGGCTCCAACGGTTCTGCACTGTCGTTTAGGAAAAGCACAAACTCAGAATATGGATCATTGTTTGCAACGGCGTCCGATAACTCAATAAATCTCTATTCGACCTCAGCTGGACCAATTATTTTTGGTACAAACGCCATCGAACGTGCCCGTATCACCAGCGGGGGGTACTTTAAGGCGAGTGATGACGGAGTTTATGCAGGTGCCGCTAACACTTGGCATGAATTTAACCAAAGCGCAAACAGTCTGGGTTTGGCGGTATTAGCAGATAATGCTTCTTTTGCAAGCACTGTTGTTGAAATTTCTGCCACTAGAAACACTACAAATAATACATATTACTTTTTAGATTGCGCTGTCTCTGGTGTTGCTTATCGGTTGCGTGTGGCTGATTCTGGCAACGTCACCAACACCAACGGCTCTTACGGCACCATCTCTGATGCCAAGATGAAGACCGACATTGTGGACGCAGGTTCACAGTGGGCAGACATCAAAGCCATTCGCTTCCGTAAGTTCAAGATGAAAAACGATCCGTCTGGGTTGTTGCAGTTGGGTGTGGTGGCGCAGGAGCTTGAGCAGACATCACCGGGTCTTGTGGAACAGCACATTGACCGTGATGCAGAGGGCAACGACCTTGGTACAACAACCAAGTCGGTCAAGACTTCAATCCTATTGATGAAGGCAGCAAAAGCCCTGCAAGAAGCAATGGCCCGTATTGAAACTCTAGAAGCAAAAGTCGCTCAACTTGAAGGAGCCTGAAATGCTAGAGCTTGACGGCAAACCTATAGACTTAACCAAGCCTCAAACATGGGGCGACAGCATCAAGATTAAACCGAATGGTTACATTGAGCAGACCAAAGACGGTGTAACGATCCGTGTAGAACCAGCCCCCCAACAGAAGGAACCCAACCATGACTACGTTTAACTGGGTTGTGACAGCCCTTAATTGTCTACCCAACGCCCCTGAAGGTCAGGATTACGTCATCACTGTCCACTGGACGTGTAACGGCACTGATGGTGCTTACAACGCCTCGGTCTACTCAACCTGCTCACTACCCGTGGTGCAGGGCGAAACCTTCATCCCCTACCAAGACCTCACTTTAGAGACTGTGCTTGGCTGGATTTGGGCTAACGGTGTTGATAAAGCAGCAACCGAGGCGGCAGTGCAAACCCAGGTTGACAATCTTATTAACCCGCCGGTGGTTACACCTCCGCTTCCTTGGAACCAATCATGAAAGAAATCACCCTCACCCTCCCTTTAATCAACACCATCTTGCAATACCTCGGCACAAGACCCTATCAAGAGGTCTTTCAGATCATTGCCGAGATTCAGAAACAGGCGCAAGAAAATGAGCGAACTCAAGCAGATTCCTGAAGTTGAGGCGCGTTTGACAACGCACGAGCAGATCTGCGCGGAGCGGTACAAGGGTATCCAAGAGTCGTTCAAGCGCGTAGACGAGCGTTTTCAGGATGGGAACAACAAGTTCCGCCGACTTGAGTACATCATGTACGCAGTAATGGCGGCAGTCCTCCTCGGCCCAGGGGCGGCCGCAACTTTCTTCAAGAAACTCATCGGACTCTGAAATGACACCTTGGAGTTTTGTATGCGTGCTGCCTGTACAGAAGACGAGTTTATTGAGATCTGGCGAGAGCTAGGTTCGCCGACTTTAGTTGCGGCACGACTGGGTATCAGTGTAACCAATGTTTATGCGCGACGTAATGCTATTCAAAGCCGCCTGAAGATCGAACTTCCTACCGACGATCTAAAAACAAGACCATCAATCGTCATCCCGCCCGATCATAAACGGGTCGAAGCCACCATTACAGGCGCAGTCGTCATTTTCAGCGACGCACACTTCTACCCAGGTTACGACGGGGTAGGCTATCAAGCACTCCTTGAAGTCATCAAGGCAGTAAAACCCAAACTCATTATCGCAAACGGGGACATCCTCGATGCTGCGAGCATGAGTTCGTTTTCTCCGATGGGGTGGTTCAAACCACCGAGCATGAAAGAAGAACTTGACGCTGTACAAGCTGCCATGTCAGGAGTGCAGAAAGCAGCGCGTGGAGCGTACTTGCATAGGACGATCGGAAACCACGATATTCGCTTTGAGAAACGCCTTGCGGCGGCAGTTCCAGAAATTCGCGATGTGTATGGCATGAGTCTCAAAGACCACCTGCCGCACTGGCATGAATCCTGGTCGGTGTTTATCAACAAGAACACGATTGTCAAACACCGATACCACTCAGGCGTTCATTCGACGTACAACAACGTGCTCCGCTCCGGCATCAACATGGTTTGCGGGCACACGCACCAACTTGAAGTCAAGCCCTTTGGCGATTATCGAGGCCGTCGGTACGGAGTCGCCACAGGAATGTTGGCCGATCCAAAATCTGATGCTTTTCATTATCTTGAAGACGCACCGACAAACTGGTGCCAGGGTTTTGCTGTTCTCTCGTTCGACAGCGAAGGTCGCCTAGCTCCTCCAGAGCTTTGCGAGGTGATTGAAGGACGGGCCTTTTTTCGTGGACAAATTGTCAAGGAGTGATTATGGACGATATTTTTGTCACCGTGGATCTGAACGAAACCGAGTTTGATGCTCTCGTTGAATGGTTAGGCGAGCAGCAGATTGACACCGGTTTGGGCAAGTTGTACGATCGTTTGCTTGAATTAGCTGAAGCCAGGGATGGAGAAACGGAGTAATGTTCGATCTGCTAGGCGGGGGTCTCTTGGGGTCAATCTTTGGGGGGCTATTCCGCCTAGCTCCTGAGATCCTTAAGCTGTTTGATCGCGTCAACGAGCGCAAGCATGAACTGAACATGTTTCGATTGCAAACTGATTTGGAGAAACTGCGTGGTCAATTCAAGGTTGAAGAGCGGTACGTTGACTATTCAATACAGCAACTGGACACAATCAAAGCGGCATTTCAAGAACAGCAGGCGACAGCAAAACAAGCGGGACGGTTTGTCTCGGCAATCAGCGCCCTTGTACGACCTGGAATTACCTGGGCCGTCTTTGGTATGTATGCCGCTGTCAAGGCCGCAACCCTGGTCTTAGCGTTTCAGTCGCAGGCTCCGTGGTACGAAGTGATTGTGACGGTGTGGGATGCAGATGACTTCGCGCTTTTCAACATGATTTTGACATTCTGGTTTATCGGCCGTAGCATTGAGAAGTACCAAAAGTGAATGAAGCAATTGATCTGGCCTGCAACGTGTTGATCAAACCGTTTGAGGGTCTTGCTCGCAAGCGCCTTGATGGGCTTATTGAGGCGTACCCAGATCCTGGCAGCGGTGGTGCGCCGTGGACCATAGGATACGGTTCAACAGGGCCGGACATTACGCCGCACACCGTCTGGACGATGCAGCAGTGTGAGGAAGCTCTAGATCATCATGTGCGGTACTTTCTTGTCGGTCTTTGTAAGCTTTCACCGACATTGCGGAATGCTGTGCCGCGCAGGATTGCCGCAGTGACAAGCTGGGCGTACAATTGTGGGCTGGGAAATTACCGCATCAGTACCTTCAAGAAGCGCATTGATGCGGAAGATTGGGAAGGCGCGGCAACAGAGTGCGTGAAGTGGAACAAAGCGGCTGGCAAAGTCTTGCCAGGATTGACCCGTAGACGTGTTGCAGAAGCAGCAATGATGAGGTGAACGATGGCAATGCAAGCATTTAACCCACAGGGCAATACACAGACGTTGACGGCAGCGATGACGCCGCCAGCCCCGGTACAGGTGGTAAGCACAACGGGAGCTGCAACCCAGTATCGGATCATCAATGCCACCAATAACAACTTATGTTTTCTTGGTGTAGGAACGACGGCAGCGCAAGCGACGGCGAACGCAACAACGACGTTGCCTGCGCGGACGATTCCGATTCTGCCTGGGACAGATGAGATCCTGACGTTCACGCCGGATGCGTACTTTACAGCAGCAACAGTATCGTCGAGCGCGGTGCTTTACATCACTCCGGGCACGGGAGCCTGATCATGCTCAAGACCGTCTCTACCCTAGTCAATGCGACAGGCGCGATCAACTACAAAGGCACTTGGAATGCTACGACAAACACGCCTACTCTAGCGTCTGGTGTGGGCACGAAGGGCGATTACTATGTCGTTTCGACTGCCGGATCAACCAGTTTAGACGGTCAAACGCTATGGGGCGTAGGTGATTGGGCAGTGTTCAATGGATCAATCTGGGAAAAGGTAGACGGTGGCAGCACTGGAAATTTTACAACCATTGATGTCAACACCTTGGCGACGCTCGCAGGGGTGAACTTCACGACATCGACAGCAGCCACGGCAACTTTTTCCGTATCGTCGTTGCCGCTTGTGCCGGAAGGATACATTCAGATTCAGGTCGGCGGCGTGAACAAGAAAATTCCGTACTATCAAACATGAACATGGATTCACTTGCTGCGGTTGAGTTCGGCGACAAAGATGGCTTGCGAGTCATGTTGTTTGAGAACCAGATGCAGCATCAATTGTTTTACAACGTGTTGGCAGACACGGGTGTGTTGAGTACGTTCTACCCGCTTGGTGATGCAGAGTTTACCGATCTGGATGATTGGATCTTGTTGCATTACAACCAGCATCTTTCGTTGTCAGAGTTGTTGGACACGGCATCTCCGTTTGAGCTTATTGATACGGATTGGAACCAAGAAGACGATTTTAATGATTGGGTGCAAGCACACCTATTGATTCATCAAGGCATTGCGGCAGAACTTGGATTGTAAAATCTTTATTGAAAGATTGTCATGAGCACAATTAGTGATATTGATCGCGTCGCGTTGCAGTTTGCATCGATTCTTGATCCAAGTTCTACTGGCGTTGCTTGGAGCAAAAACGCTGGAGGTTTTGGCCCCGAAGGTTTTTTGCGTGAAATGGCAAAAGACTTCATTAACAAAACGGGTATTACAGATATCCGCGACATCGGAGTTAGAACGCCAAAGCCGCTTACACCACAAATGCAATACATGTTAACAATAGATGTTAACGCTTTTCCAGGCGGCGTTAATAATTATGCTCAATTTATGAATTCCGTAGAAAAATATCAATATGATGGGAAATCACGTTATTACAACAAAAAAACAAGTGCAGATTTGCCAATAAGTCTAGATACTTTTTTTAATAGCTACGGACAAGGACAAGGCGGAAAAACTGATGCATATTTTTATGCAAATCCTGACGGCACATATAAATTAAAAACTGTTGGTGTTAACACCGGGGAACTTAATTTGATATTGCCAATACTTTCCGTAATGGCTTTTGCCATTCCTGGAATTGGTTCTGCAATTGGCACGACGCTTCTTGGTTCGACGGTATCTGCTGCAACGGCTACGGCCGTCGGCAATGCAGTGATCAGTGCTGGACTAAGTGTTGCTGCTGGGGTTCCG